AGCAATAAAAAATCCAGTCCCTGTGTATGCAGAAAACTCGGTTCCAGGAGTTGTAAACATTACTGGACGAACACACGACATGACCGCCTTAATGCCGGCTGGGGTTGGCATCATGACTGCTTCTGGCATTCGGTAGTCAATGCTTGCGTAATAGGTTGGTCTAGAGTAGTTGTTATTTTTCATTCAAAAACCATATTGTGTTGATTGAGACATTGTATACATATAACTAGCTCTTTAATTTCAGTACGGGGCTAACATTTTTTGTGGCGCGGCCAGACTAAAAAATAATTCAACCCAGAAATTTCTTTGTGGCATGTGATACGCTCGCTTGGTCGTTTTTAGGAGAACTCCATGACCACCGCAATGCTCGGCCTTTTCGCAGGCTCGACACTCCGCCGAGTTCGTAAGGCGGAGGTCGCGCAGTCCACCATCAACAAGCCTGACCCGTACGCTACCTGCATGGCCTGCTGGAGCGACTACATGCGCGTGCCGAACCTTGACCTAGGCGGGCGCGGGATGAAGCTGATCGGCGACGCGCCGCCGGACGCGAACGTGCATGAGGCGCAGTACATTGCTGACCTGAAGCTGGGCGAGTGCGTCAATGCGATGGTCGACAGCCTGCCGATGCGCGACCGCTGGGCCATCTACAAGAGCCAGGGCATCGCCTCGGCCTGGCGCTATCCGAATGTCAACTATGAGAGCGTGCTGTTGGAAGCGCGTGACGAGCTCGAAAAGAAGTTGCGCAACAATGTTGCAACTCGGCTGTATTGGGCGTAAACTGCGTGCATGGGTGGATTCGCACGCCCGGAGAAAAGCTGATCAGCCCACCACATGGTGGGCTTTTTCGTTTACGCCACGATGGAGGCGAGCCATGAAGCACTAGACGCCACCAGGCCTGGTCATCACGTAGAAGCGCAACGAAATGCGCACGGGACCTGATCTGCCCGAGAAGTGCTGGAGCGCCCGCCCGGCGAGACTTCGAAGACGGCGCCCACGATTACGAGAACGCGAACTGGCATCGGCCAGAACAGTCGAGCGCACCCAGCGCGCACCGACGCCGGACGCTGTAACCGGCAGCCCGCCGCCCACTTGGCAGATAGCCCTGGGGCTGGTCGCCTGACTGTCGTAAGCAGTCCCCGAGTCTCCTCGTCCAGCTTCAGCAGCTGGCGTTCGCCGCCCCTCGCAGCATTGCGCCGGGCGGCTTTTCTTTTTCTAAGGCGTGCTATGCACATGAGCGTCGAGAACGAGCTGGCATGGCTGCGCTACACGGTGCAGCGCCAGCGAGCGCAGGCTGATGAAGGGATTGGTGGGGCATGACCACTGCTACCTGCTACCGCCAACAGATCGTCCGCGCCGTTACTGGTTGGGCGCCGGCCATCACCTGGAGCGTCACCAACAGCGACTCCCTCGACCGCATCTGTTCGCGCCTTGTTGATGCTGAGCGCGCGTTCGAGATCCTGCAGGCCAAGGGCTACGGCAAGCCGGGCCTGCTGCTACACGAAGTGGCGGCGCTGGTGCCGACAAAGCACCTCTGATGGCCGCTCGCCCAAAGACACTCTGCCGAAAGGTTGGCTGCGGCAAGCTGGTCGATGCTCCCGGTTACTGTGAGCGACACGCCAAGCAGGCCACCGGTTGGAATCGCTCGAACGATGGAAAGACAAGCGCCGAGCGCGGTTACGACTACGCCTGGCAGCAGCGGCGCAAGCGCATACTCAGCCGCGACGGCGGCCTTTGCCTGATCAAGGGGCCGGGCTGCACCTACGTGGCCAGGGAGGTTGATCACATCCTCAATAAGGCATCCGCCCGCGCTCGCCGCTGGACCGAGGAGCAGATTGAGGCCGACTCCAACCTGCAATCGGTCTGTCCTTGCTGCCATAAGGCGAAGACGAAGGCCGAAGGGGGCACCCCCCCCTCTAAAGGCTGATGCCTTTCGACCCTAGACCGACTAGTTCATTTGATTTTTACATCCCCAATTCAAAGTTTTGACCGGAGAGCCCGATGCCGAAGCCTCGTACCCCGTCCGCGGTGCTCGAGGCGCGCGGCGCGTTTGCCCACAACCCTGATCGAAAACGCGAAGATTTCCAGTCGGGCGAGTTCGATCGAGTGGCCCCCGAATATTTCTCGCCCGGCCAGGTTTCGGTGTGGGATGAGATTGTCTCGCTGCTTCCGCCAAGCGTGCTTCAGGCGACCGACCGCATGGCAGTCGAGTTGACCGCCCGGCTCATCGCCCGGTTCCGGTCTCAGGGTGACGAAGATGTATCGATGGCCCAGGTGGCGCAGATCCGAACGGCTCTCGCATCGCTCGGTATGACGCCGGCCGATCGGTCCCGCGTCGGAGCAGTCAAGCCCCCAGCAGTCAATCCATTCTTGGCGCTGGTGGGGCAGAAGAAGGCCTGATATGTCCGCCGACCATGTCGGCATCGCACTGGAATACGCGCAGGGGGTCGTTAAGAAAAAGATCGTGGCTTGCAAGTGGGTGCGCCTGGCGTGCAAGCGTCATCTTGACGACCTCAAGGCATCCAGAAAGCGCGGTGCCAAGTATTACTTCGACGAAGATGCGGCGAATCGGGTCTGCCAGTTCCTGTCGCTCATGCCCCACACAAAGGGCAAGTGGGCGCAAAAGCGCGAGCTGATTGTCCTGCAGCCCTGGCAGTGTTTCGCGTTCTGCTCGCTGTTCGGGTGGAAGCGGAAGAAGGACGGCCGGCGGCGCTTTCGCAAAGCGTATTTCGCTGTGCCGCGGAAGAACGGCAAGTCGATCATCGGGTCCGGCATCGGGCTGTACATGTTCGCCGCCGACGGCGAGTTCGGCGCTGAGGTGTACGCCGGCGCCGGGACCGAGAAGCAGGCGTGGGAAGTCTTCCGGCCAGCAAAGCAGATGCTCGAGCGCACGCCCGAGCTGCGCGACGCGCTGGGCGCCGAGGTGTGGGCAAAGGCGCTGGTCAATCCTGGCGACGGGTCGCGCTTCGAACCTGTCATCGGCAAGCCTGGTGACGGCTCCAGCCCTTCTTGTGCGATCGTCGACGAGTACCACGAGCACGACACCAGTGATCTGGTGGACACGATGGAAACCGGCATGGGCTCGCGCGAACAGCCGCTCATGCTGATGATCACGACCGCCGGCTTCAACATCGCCGGCCCGTGCTTCGACCAGGAGTCAGAGGCAAAAAAGGTGCTGGATGGCGTGCTCGACAACGAGGAGCTGTTCGCGCTGATCTACACGATTGACGATAAAGATCGGTGGGACGACCCGAAGTCGCTGTACAAGGCAAACCCGAACCTCGGCATTTCGGTCGACGAAGACTTCCTCCTCAGCCAGCAACGTCAGGCGGTGCAGAGCGCATCGAAGCAGACGCGCTTCAAGACCAAGCACCTGAACGTCTGGTGCTCGGCCAAGTCGGCCTGGCTGAACATCCTTGACTGGAACAGGTGCGCGGATCCGAAGCTGCGGTCTGAGCAGTTCAAGGGCGAGCGCTGCTACGTCATCCTTGACCTGGCTAGCCGTTCGGACGTGTGCGTGATCATGCTCATGTTCGTCAAGGAGATCGATGGCAAGCAGCATTTCTACCTGTTCGGGCATTACTACCTGCCAGAGCACGCCATCGAGAACGATCCGAAGAATGCCGGCGCCTATCGCAAGTGGGTCATCGAGGGCGCGTTGCAGCAGCACGAAGGTGCCGAGATCGACTTCGACTTGATCGAGGAAGACATGCTGGCGCTGATCGGCGAGTACGGCCCCGATGAAGTGGTGTTCGATCCGTTCCGAGCAGCGCAGCTGGAGCAGCGGCTAACGAAGCGCGGCATCACGGCGGTCGAGGTAGGGCAGACGGTGAAGAACCTGTCCCTGCCGATGAAGGAGTTCGAGAGTGCGGTCAAAGCTGGCCGGGTGCACCACGACGGCAATCCGCTCCTGACCTGGATGGCATCCAACGTGGTGGCCAAGCTCGACGCGAAAGACAACATCTACCCGCGCAAAGAAAAGCCGGAGCAGAAGATCGACGGCATCGTCGCAACAA